AAATGAGTAAAAAAACTAAAAAAATGTTTGAAGAAAAACTAAAAGATAAATTAAAAAAAGAAGGCATCAACGAAGATTGGATGAAAAAACATTTAGTCATTCTTTCTGATGATGAGGAGTAGCCATGAAAACTTATACAATCACTAAAACAATAACAAACTATATAGAAGCTAAAGATGATAAAGAACTTAACGAGCTTTATAGCGAAGGAGTAGTTGATGAAGTATTGTCGAATATAAATCCTATTGAGCGTTATGTTATTACAGATGAAAAAGGAAATATTATTAGAAAGGAGAAATACACATGAACAAAACCAAACAATTAGCCGATTTAAAAACCGCTAGACTAAAAGCCAAGACTTTGCATAACAAAAAACAATTTATGTTAAAAATCTTAGAGTTAGGTAAAATAGAACAATAAAAGATTAGAAGCAACGGCATACCCCCTAGATAATTCTCCCTTTGTCGTTGCTTCGCTAAACCAATGCAAAGATCGAAAAATACCCTACTAAAGCCCAAACACATTTCTGTAAAGAAAAAAAGCAGTCAGAACAGACGCAAACGAATATCCTCAAGCACCATGAATAAATCCAAAAGAAGGATGCGAGGAAAGAACCTTAAACTAAGTGGTCGCTAAGTAACTTCCCCAAACCCACCAATAAAATATGCTTACGCTTACGCGAATGCTGTTTAATTCGCTTCATCCCCCTACGCTCATCCCCCTCAAGCACTAACCAAATCACGTTCAGATCTACTAGCTCATACACTCGCTTTGCTACCAACTTGCTTGATAACCCGCTCATACTCGCTAAATAACTGAAACTATCAGGACACGACCAATTCCCATATTTATTAAACCGCTCCACTATGCAATACAATACTAGCTTCCCACTACTGCTAATATCCTTTCTCCCCAACTGCGCTCGATACCACTTCCAACATACTTGCTTCATGCGAGAATAATCGTTCTTATACTTCCCCGCTAACGCTATGCGAATCTCTGCCGATTCGCTCTCACGCTCCACATCTATGCTCTTAAGCCACCAATATTCTTGCTCCACTCTCTTTCCTCACACACTTAAAAAAAATAAGCAAAAAGCCACTCGGCTTTTGCTTATTTTTAATAGTATATTGTATATAGTATATGAAGGAACACGGGATACTCGTTCACAAGAACCCATAGTCCTTATGGTCGGTATTATGGGGTACTCAATCACGCTTCTTTTTTTCCTTCTTTTTACCAAAGATTCTCTCAAATTCTTCGTCAAATTTTTTCTTGTTTGTTTTTCTTTGCCAGTCGCCTTTACTCATTCTCTACCTCGTATCTTAATTTTCTTAAAAACCAATCTGCTTTCTCTAAGTCCTCTAAACCATTCTTTTTCTCATACCGCCATAAATATTTAATAATACTGGCTTTGAGATACCCTCTAAATTGCTCTGGACTAAGACTGGCTTTGATAGCGTCAATACATTCAACACCGCCAAACTTATAATGTTCTGGATTAATCTTGCTCATCCTTCTCCTTTTTCTTGGGATACGCTTTCCACAACGCTTCGTTATATTCTTTCTCCGCCTTGCGATTTTTTTTCTTTCTTCTTCTGATAAAGCTCATAAGCGAATTGCAAGAACAGTCAAAATTGAAATTAGAATGATGTTGCTAATTAATAAAAGCAAAGCTAATAGACTGTGATACCAAATCCAACGAGTAGCATAAGCGTTCTTTATGGATAAGTCGTTTGGATCGTATTCTTCTTTATCATTCATCATATTCTCTTAAAAATATCGGTGTTGAGTTACCAACATAAGCACCCATAGTATTGTATTCCAAGTGTTCTATGGCATCCATTTCTTCCATGCCTTCGGCAACTAAAATCTCAATACATTTCTGGACTGAGTAAATTATTCTTTCCTCGCCAGTAGCTATGTCATAGCAATAACCTATGATAGCTTCGTCAAATCCGTCTGCTTTTAACATATCAATCCCAATTTATACCGCCTTTATTTTCTTCTAAAATCTCCAAAACTGCATTCTTTCTAAACAAAGTTTTGATTGAATAATCTACATTACCACTATTGGACTTTACAATTCCTGCACGAACCACATTCATTCTATTTAATTCCAATCCTTGATCGAGTGATATATCGGTACAAGTTTGTTCGTCAGCAAGCCACATGCTAATAACAAAACGTACACTATTAACAATGGAACTAGCTCCCAAAATTTCTTGCCTATGAGACAAAGCATCATTAGAGCTGTTTGAAAGCGCACTTTTATTTAAATGATGCGTTGTCAGACATGTTACGCCTAGATTAGATGCTATTTGACTCGTAAAAGAACCCCATAACTGACCAGCTTCGTTACTTTGACTAATACTTGCTGTCGTAAATGCTTGTAAAGGATCGAAACATACCATTTTTAATTTAGGAATCGTTGCTAATTCTTCCATAAGCTCATGCGCTTGATTCGTTAAGCCTTCTTCTCGTAACAATATCAATGGTTCTTTTTGCTCTGGTACTGGAAAAATATAAATATCATTGTCGTAATCAAACCTTCTGCCAAGAGGATCAAGCATATCAATCCGCCTATGAATTTCTGCCAAACTATCCTCTGCACAAAATACAATACTTGAGCCAGTTTCTTTTATATCTTTACCCCACCATTTACCGCCAGTCGCTATTGCTACTGCTAATTGAATGACACTATAAGATTTTCCCACGCCCCCAATAGAAGCAAGGACTCCTGGAGAGCCTAGAGGTATAAACCTATCAACTAAAAACTTAACTTCCTCTGGCTTACCAACTAAATTTTTAATTGAATACTTTCTTAAATTAAACTTGGTTTCTAATATTTCTGACCTAACTCTTTCTGTGCCATATTTTTGATGTAAGTCGTTAAAATCTCCTTCTTCGCTAGGTATTCTGACCAAACAATTAGGCATCTTTGCGCTAATTTCATCTCCTTTTTTTAAACCCACCCCAGAGGCATCATGATCAAATGCTAGAATTATCTTACCAAGAAAGTATTTACGAATATTTTGTACAGCTTTCATGCCAAAGTAAGAACTAAAACAAACTGCAACTGCTACTTCGTCATTCAAGGACTCAGCAATACTTGCGCCAGTTGCATAACCTTCACAAATAATAAGTGTGTCTAGCTCACTAAAATCCGACCACTCGAAGTTTAAATTATAGATTGAACCATTGACCTCAGAAGCCGAAACAAATCTTTTAATAAATTCATCATTATTTTTCTTAGACTTTGCAGTAATGTACTGCAAACTTCTTAGCTCTTGACTGGCATCATTGACACGTCTGTTAAAATTGTAGATAGGAATTACTAAACTATCTTTAATAATTCTTAACCCATAATTTTTAACACCTTTTTTGGATAAATACGCATGATTCACGCATTTACTAGAATTTTTCAACCTATTAGCGCAATCTTCCGCTACTTGATTTTGCCTTTCTGTCTTGTATTCGTTTGCCCTTTGCTTGGCTTCGTTGATCTCGGCCTTTAATTTGTTTTGGTCGATTGGAGATAGTTTATTTACATTGGTATTAGTCCATTTGTAAGTTTCTTGACTACGCCAATTACCATAAGTACAGGCTTGATAGTTACCTGTCTCAAAAAAACAGTACCAACCGCTTTTCTCGTTGCTTTTGTCGTTTCTGTGGTTTGCACCGCCAGTTACTTTGACTCTAACTACTTCTCCAGAAGTGTCTATGCTCGAAACCAATAAACCATTGGTGTTCATCTCAGAAATTAAATCTGCAATGTCTTTTCCTGCACTTCCAAAATGTAATTCTTTGTCTAATACTAAACCATTCTCATAAAATTTAGTCAGATCCATTATCGTTACCTAGCTCGGATTCAAAATCCAAGTAATTTAAAATTATTGTATTGAAAAAAGAATCTCTTTGTTCGTTAGACCATTTGTGTAACTCAAAGCTACCAGTCTGTTTCGCAATCTCTAAGTATTTCTCCTTGCTTTCTTTCCTTGCGTATGCAATTCCATCTTTGTTTGTATAAGATTTTCTAGCAAGTTTTTCTCCTTTTTCAATTCTCTCCTTTATTCTCTCTAAATGCTCCATTGAGCAACTACCATAATAAACATCATTATGTTTGTAAAGAAACCCTCGTGCAGGTCTGTTACAGACCTTGCACAAGCTAGTTTTTTTCATCTAAAAAGGGATTTCTTCGCTGTCTAAAGGATCAACCTCTACTGGCTTTGGTTCAGCTATATCTTCTTTTGGAAGAATAGATTCTCCTTGCTCTGCTTTACCAAAACCCTTGCCAAATTGACTATCTATCTCTGGATAACCATTGTCATTAATTTTTACCATAGCAGTAAAATCAATACCTTTTAGTTCCTCAGTATTTTTAAGAGTAGTCAAGCCACAAGCACTAGCTAAAGCTGATAAATCAGTTTTACTGTACTCTACCGACTTAGGAGAGTTTGGATTAGCAACTGTAAATAAACCAGATACCAATTTGCCACCAAACTTTTTGCATTGGCTGATAGCAAATGTAAGTCTAATTCCAACCCACCCACTATCATTTCGCATCTCCTGTTCGGAAACATAATGCATGGTATATCTACCAGGCGTTATTGGTTCATCTTCTTGACCTACTTCTAAGCCACCTTCCATATATTGATTTAAGTCCATATTTTTACCTCACTTTTTTTGGATTTACTCAAACACACTTCGCAAAGAAATAACCCTTCTGCCTTATAAATAGCTTCTTTGGTACATTCATCACAATAAATTATTTCTTCTTCCATTACTTCAACATCTCGGCGCGCACGGTTTCCCAAATAAAAGGAAGGGATTCTGGAAGCGCATATCTGTTTTTAGCCAAGTAAGCAGGCTTCTCAACCGTATACAAGATGCGGTCTCCTGAGACAGCTTTTGTCGTCATGTTGCCACCTTTACCTTTGACTTGAACTGTACCAAGTTTAAAGTTTGCAAAGAAACAGCAATCGCTGTGTTCAAGAATTAAGTCTGCTGCTTTTCTATGTAGCTTTAATTCGTGGCGATCATAAGCTTCTATCTCTGGAGATTCAAAACGCTTTATCTGATTGTGTGCTATTTGCATAATCGTATAGCCTTTTTCTCTCAACTCATTTAAAAGCCTTATGTATTCACGCCAGTATTTAAGAACTTCAACGTAACCTTTACCATAGCCAGGTTGCTCGATTGATTTCCAATTATTTTCTTGGCAAGCCTTATCCCAAATCAAAGGCTCTAACCAATCCAAACTATCTACGACAAGCGTTTTATAGTCATTATCGTTATCAATTAACGACTGTAAGTTTTTAAGCACATCTTCAAAGCTTGTTGCCAATGGAAAATGGTCGGCTTCAATCTTACCCATACCATCTTCGGTAAGTACAAATATTGGTTTATTCATACTCGCTGCAAAAAAAGTTTTACCGATACCAGCACCACCATAAAGAACTATTCTTGGCGGTTTCTGTTTAGCTTTCTTTCTAATATTAGCTAGACTCATCTTTTATCTCCTTCGTTTCAATGATGGTTGCTTCTTCAACGCCACTCTCCAAAGATTGTTTTAAATCATTAATCAATCTAGCTTTGTGATCGTTAAGAACATACAGTTTATTATTTAACTCTTGAATCTGTGGTTCTAAAAATTTCACAGTATTTAAAAGTTCCATTTGCTCCTTGCTTAAATCAGCTTCAAGATAATCCTTGCCGTCTAACGTAAGCGTAG